CGTGGTGATCGTCGTGACGCCGCCGCCCGCGATCTGGTACTGGTAGACGTTGCCGCCGGTCGAGAACAGATACAGGTAATCGGTGCCGTTGAGATTGGCGTATTGAACCCAGTAGATCGAATTCGCGCCGAAATTATAAAGCGCCGCCGAGATGTTGTTGACGGTCTGCACATTGCCGTCGCCGATCGGCTGCATGTTCTCAAGGTTCGCCCACGCATCCTCCGGTAGCGTGTTCCTTGAGGAGCGCGTGACGACGCCTTTCCACTGACGGAATACCTTGGTGCCGCGCGGCTCCTCCCCCTTGGCTGGAATAGGCTGTGCCACGGGTTACGGCCAAGCGTAGGGGTTCGGGATCACCCGCGTCATGAATGAACGCAGCGCCATGCGGCCGATCGACGCATATTCGTCCTTGAACATCTTCGCCTCGCCGAAGCTCTGCTCTTTGAACTTCGCCCGGTACGCAGCCCAATACTGCACGGGATCGGTAAACGGCGCGGGGATCGTCTCCACGTCCGTGGTGTTGACCAGCGCGCTCGGAATCACCGCCACATCCCAATCGGTCTGGTACGCCTGATCGGGCACGGGTCCCAAATACACCTGAAGCGCGCCCATGCGCGTGAATATCACCGGCCGCTCTTGCTGTTGACTCCACGAGCGCACCTGCGCGTCGAACGAGGTGAACGGCAGGTAGTTGCACTTATAGCGCGTGCTGCCGTAGTAGACCGAAATACCGAGAATGTCGACGACTTGCGCGGTGACCGCCGGCGTCGCTCCGGCGACGGTCGTCTGGACGTTGTAAAGCTCTTGGCCGGCGGTCAAGTAGATCGAGGTCGCGAGCTGGCGCAGACACTTCGAGTCCATCGCAATGCGATTGCGCCCGTCGTTGATGTAGTCGGTTAGCTCCGCGATGGGCCAGAAAGACGCATTGGTATCATGGAGGAGACGCTGTACTTGCGTAATGTAAGTTTGCAGCGTCGTCGCCATGAATCACCTTAGTTAGAACGTCTCGTCATCCTCCGCGGTTTCAGCGGATTCCAATTCGCCGATGCGCGGCCCATCGGGCGGAGCCTTTAAGGCCCCGCCCTCAGTTCCACTGCCAGCCACGGGGGGCGTAGCAACCGCAGTTCCTTTCTTCGGCCGACCGGCTCGAGGCAAATCGGCCGGCTTCTCGATCATCTCCGGCGGATCGGTGAAAGTGATGTTGTTCATCATCTCCATCCCGACCTGCATCTCGTCACTCGTCTTGACCCACCCCAAGCGATTGAGAGCCTGGGTTTTGTCGTCCTTGCCGAAATCGAATATGTGCCGCGCGACGATTTCCGGGACATCAAGCGGCACCTCGGGCTTGAACACATAGTCCCGGCCCGCGTACCGCCCATGAATCGGTTTCGGGTTTCGATTGATGACCCGAATCAATGTCATCCGATCTTCCATCATCGCGCTCATACATGCCCCCTAGACTAGATTACAGAACCACGGAACAACGGCTCGTGCCGGCGCTCCCCGATGCTTGCAGGATCGTGCTACCGACGCCGTCGAACCAGACCTGCGCGCTCGAGGATGCCGCCACAAGCGTGCGAAACACGGGCGCGGTCGCGGGCGTGTTACCAGTCGTCGAATCGTAAATCAGGCTGGTGTTGTCCGGGTTGTACACCACCGTGCAATTGGCACCGAGCAACATGTTGACGTTGCCGGACTGAACCGGCGTTCCCTGCACCACGGCTCCCGATTGCGACGGCCCGCCCGCGAATGCGGACTGCACATTCGGCTGGAAATTCGGGATGAAGCACGGAATGAACGACGCGGCGGTCATGGTCGCGGCGGTCACGGTCGTGTAGATCGTGATCGTGGTCGTCGATGGAATCGACAGGATACGGAAAATCGGCCCGTTGAGCGTCCCGACCCCGGTCTGTCCGGTCACACCACTGAACGTGCCGAAATAGTTGTTCATCGTGCCGGACGCGGCACCGAAGGTCAGGCCGTGCGCGGCGGTGAACGTGATCGTCGCGATGTTGTTGGACACCGAGAATGCGCCCGATGCGCCGAGCGCGACCGGCACCTGGGTCGTGGTCTGCTCCGCGCTGAACACATACCCTGCGACTGCGACTTTAAGTTCTGACATGGCAGCGCTCCCTTAGATCGTGAGGTAGTTGAAGCCCGTCACGATTCCCGCAGTGCGGGGCTTGGTGAGCACCAACTCGGCGAGCGTCAGGACGATGCCGATGTACCCCAACTGGTAATTGGAGAGCAGCGACTCGAAGCCGGAGAACGCGAACGAGGCCTGGTCATGCACGTACAGGTTCATGTAATTCGTGTTGATGAGATACATGAGCCCTTCGGGGCAATACGGGTCCGCGTAGATCGGCACCCCCGCGACATCCAGCGCCCGGAACGCCGCTCGAGGTCGATCGGCATCGGAGTCGAAGCCGTTGCCGGGCTGAATCTGGTAGGACTCAAGCCCCACGAAATTGGTCGCGAGGTTCGTCCACGTCCCGAATCCCATGATGCCCATCGTGGGCATCTCCGCGCCGTTCTTATTCACGCCCGCAATGTACTGAAGCACATTGAGCCGGGTGGGTGCGACCGCGCCGGCTGCATAGCGCTTCGACTGCCACCACGTATTGGCGGTGCGGTTGATGTTCCCGTAGGTCACCAAATTGGTGCCGTCGTCGACCGCGCCAGGCAGGCCGATGAACTGATTCGCAACCGTGTAATTGTTGTAAAGCGCTTGCGACGCGGCGTCGGCCATGTTGTTGGTCGAGTCGTTCATGCGCGCTTCGATCAGCGGAATCACCGCATGGTCGAGCTGCACCGCGCCTTCCATCCCCAGGAATGGGATCGGCGTGATGAGCGACTTCAGATTGAATTCGCCGACGAATGCGCCTTGCTGCGCGAGCGGCTGCGCGAATGCGCCGGAGTAATCCGACCATTGCGTATTGACGAAGCTCTGTCCCTGCACCGGCACGGTGACCGAGGACACGCCGCCGGACGCGGTTTGCGCATTGGCGAGCAAAGCCGCAAACAGCGGCGACGTGTTGTAAATCTGCACCACCATCTTGGGGATGAACGCGCGACGGGTCACATAGCTAAGCTCTGTGCCGATATTCCCTGACGGGATTATGCCGGTGCCAAAAACGGGCATGGGGGACTCCTAAATTCTGTTGTGTTCCATTGATCTATCGAGTGCCCCCACTCTCAACTATCAGCTTGCGACAGCCCTCTTGGCTAAAATCTCATTCATCGCCTCGTGCGCCGCATTGCGCGCCCACTGCGTTGGATTCTTCTGGATGTCCTTCATGTTGTCGGGCATCCGGATCGGCGTCACGCTCGCGGGCGTCGGCGGAGCGAGCGCCGATTGCCCCTTGATGTACCGGATCGCGGTGTCGTAGTCCGCGATCTTGTCATCGACCATGACGCGCTCGACCTGCTCCAACGTGAGGCCCGCTTGGCGCGCGCGCTCGGCCTTCGACTCGCGTTCGGCCTTGACATCGCGCTCCAGGATTTCTCGGCGCAGCGCGGCCATGTCCGCTTCGTGCTTCTGCGCAAGCTGCTGCTCGCGCTCGTGGGCGTCCAAGTCCGGGAAATTGGCGGTGGGCTCGATTTCCTTCCAGAGCTTCTTCGCCCGCATGCGAATCTGCACGTCCGGGTGATTCATCATCCGGCGCAGCGCCGCCGATTCGCGCTTAAATTCGCTATCGCCTTCGAGTGAGTCGCCGGCCATGTCAGCTTACCGGCACGCGGCGGATGGTGCCCGCGGGCTTCCTGATCGTCATCTTGTTCTTGAACGTCTTGGACGACGAGGACAAGCCGCCTAATTCGGCATAGCGCGGCGGATTGACGATCATGCCGTCGTCCGTGACATTCGACTGCGGGTCGCGGCCGGTCAAGGAATCGGACGGGTTGAATAGGCGTGTACCGGGCATGCTAGCCTCCTGGGGGCGGTGCTTGAGGTGGAGCGCCGCCGGGAGCGCCGCCGGGAGCGGCGGCTTTGGGCGGTGCACCGGGACCGGCGAGACCTTGCAGCATCTGCATTTTCTCAGCCGGCGTCAGTTCTTCGGTCGACGATTCGTCCTTGCCGAATGCCTTGTTGAGCGCGGTCAGCGCCTTCAAAATCGCGGCACCCTTCTCGTCGCTCGAACCGAATGCGGCGAGCGACTTTTCCAGGAGCTTCTTCGCGAGCAGGCAATTGACCGCCGCGCCCTCTTGCTCGCCTTCCTTTTTCTGCGGCGAGAGCATCGGTGCGCCACCTGGGGGCGGCTCGGACGGCTGGCCACCCGCGCCCGCGCCCGCGCCACCCGGAGGTGGGGGCATTTTCGCTTGCATTGCTTGCGGACTCGCGGCCATTGGCGGCAAGCATTATGTTAAATCGTGTAGGAGTCAAGGAAATGCGTTCTCAGAAACGCAAAACCCCCGGCTGTCCGGGGGCTGTTTGGGATCGTACAGTCGAGCTTAACGCTTCGACTTCCGACCACGTCGCTTGCGGCGTGCCATAGCTTCGTCTCCTATGTCGACCAAATGAGCCCCCACTGATGCACCGTAGCATTTACCGTCGCATCTTTCTACGCTTTCGACGCATGATTGCCTACCTCCGTGGTTGTGACTTCGCCTGTATCTCGGCCACCTTCAATTTCATCTCCTCCTCGTGCGCGGCCTTGGCGGCCGGCTCGATTTCGGTCTCCAGATCATAGAGCAGTTGGTCGCGCATCGGTACTGTCACCAATTCCAAGAGCCGGCGCTTCGTGATCGCGCCCGCTTTCAGCAACTCGAATGCGATCTGCGTCTGATCTTCGACGAATATCGGCGAATTGGAGTGCGCGTCGACTTTGACGACATAGTCAGTAGTGAATTGCTCGGCGATGAATTGCACGCCGTTCTCGCCGTCCTCTTTGTACCGGCGCTTGTCGTACTTCTGCTTGATCTGAAGCATCAAGGTCGCGACTTTTTCAAGCGAATCCTCGACGATCATGGCGCGCTTCTTCACGCGCGAGCTGCCCAAGCGGGCGAGCTGGCTCGCGTGGCCGCTCGAGCGCACCCCGGCCTCGCCTTTGCCCTCCATGACGTTGTTGATGCCGGAGATGTCGGCGAACATCTGCTCGATTCGGTCGACATCCTTGAACAGATCGTCGGGGATCGCCGGCGAATACTCCTCGACCTTCGCGCCCGGCATGTCGGTGTTCACCTGCCCGTCCGGGGAGTCGAAGGCCATCGCAATCTCGTCCGTGATCCCTGAAAACCCGGTGAAGGACTTGGGCGGCCGGGCCTGCTTGGCCATCATGTGCCGCAGCTCCTCCCACCGGGCATTCAATAGTTCTTGGGTGGGCACAAGCCGCTCGACTTCGGAGAATCCCCAGAAGTAATCGTAGGCCGGGATCGGGCAGACTTGGACGAATGGCAGCTCGGCCTTCAAGAACAGTTCCTCAAGCGGCCGGTCATAGACCACGACGTAGGGGTCGGCCATCGTGATGACCTGATAGTCATCGTTGCGATCGTTCCACACGTACAATTCCTGCATCTCGATCAGCGGCTCGGTCACCTTCGGCATGTACCGGCTGATAAGCGCCAGGTCGAAATCGAGGTTTCCGACCACCATCGGGCTGGACGCCGAGGTGACAATGCGATCCAGCGGCGAGACATTTGCCGATCGATCCTTCGGACCCGCGATGATCTGCGACAGGATGTCGTTGCGCCGCGGGTGATTGCGTAGCTCCCGCTCCAACTGGCTGCGCGTGATGTAGTAGCTGTGGACGCACGCCTCTTGCTCGGACAGCATCGGCTGATCCTCGCGCAGCACGCCGAAATTATGCGGGTCGACCACGCGCGGGTTGATGGAGCGGCCATTCCAGAACATCTTGATGAACGTCGAGGAATACACCAGCGACCACAAGAGCGCGGACCCGAACGTGATGTCCATGTTGGACATATTCCATTCGTCGTTGATGCCGCGGTTGATCGGCGCGAGCTTCTTGAATTCCAGGTCCGAGACCGACACGCCGATCGAGGTCGCGAATCGCGTCGTTTCCTGGCTGTACAGGAACGAAGTCAACTGATCGAGGTGGGGGTAAATCTTGTTGAAACGCGCCGGGCTCTGCGACGTGCCGTCAGAGCCGTACATATAGTAATTGCGCATCGTCTGATACAGCCGCCGCCGATCGCCGCGGGATGACAAACACGAGCGCGCAACGTCATCGTAAAAAGCCCACCTCTCGTCCCGATCGCCGGGGATGATCATACGTCGGGCAACGGCGAGCGGTCGGTGCCGCCCTTGGGCACGAGCGGAGTCGGCATGGTCAGCGAGGATTGCAGCGGGGCCAATTGATTTTCCGGCACCGCACCATACTGCGCCGCAGAGACGGTCGGCGGTTTCTCGCCCTCGCGCTGGCTCCACCCCGGCGCGGGATGGTCGACATGGCCCCACTGCGGCGCGTACTGGCGCGTATCTCGAGTCCGACGCAATGCCTGCATGACCGACTCATCGCCGCGCGTCGTCGGGATGTCGCTCATGTTGTAGCTCTCGGCGAGCGACCGGGCGGTGCCGTCCGCGACCGTGGTCGAGCCGTGGCGGATGGAGATGGGCGTGCGGAATTCCTGGGTGACGAAGCGGTTGCTACAACCGTGTTTGCATTTGCCGCTCGCGTTCTCGAACGGGCCGTGCGCGAGGCAGCGCCACTCTTTGACGATTCGTGACATCGCCCCTATTTACCATAATACCGGCTTGTCGTCGCGCCACGGGTCCCAAATGGGGATATTCTCGAATGCGGCACGGAACTGGGGAAGTGACGGCGGCCGGGTCGGTTTCACGGGCAAGAACGACAATTTGCCCGGCGCGGCGTGCAGGTGGATCACCCGCTGCTTCGGGACCGGCGGCGGCTCGGGCGGGTCGCAATACACGCCGTCCAAGCGCCTATGCTTGCCGCCGCAAGCGCCCACAACCCACTTGGGCACAATGTAACCGTCGAGAATATCATTGATGCGCGGCGTCAATCTGTACTGTTCTCGCGGCCATATCCACAGTTCGCCGCGCAGTTTATCGTTCGAGAGCCAATTCGTGGTGACGCCGAGCGCCCTCGCCAGCGCCGGCCGACTCGTCCAGCCATAGCGCTTGTCATACCAAAGCTGGTTGATCCAGTAGCGAATCTCGTCGAATGTGTAAATTCCGGGCTTGCGCACCTCGTAGGGATGGTCCTTCGCCTTCCACGCCGTGCGGACGAATATGCGCTCCCTCACGCCGCGCTTTCCTCTGGCGGCTTCTGTAGTGCCTCATACTCGCGGATCACCGCGCAGCGCGAGCACTGCTGCACAAGGACGCTGCCGGTCTGGTCAGCTTCCTTTGATTGGGACCACCTTCGTTGGCAGCGGCACGGCATTGACTTCATCACCGTGTAGAATTTTTCCAGAATCGCTCGGGTCAAGGCCCACCTCCTCCGGTTTCACCATGTGCCAATCGTCGGCTAGCAGGTCGCCAGGACCCGCAATGTACGGCACATGGCCGTGCGGAGACCAGTTGAACCACACCATCGTCGATTCTACACTCAGCCACGCGCGGGCTAATTTCCAAGAATAGCGGCAAACTAGCCCACCATCCTTAACGATCGTCAACGCTGCTGAGAAGTCCATGTCACCTCCGCTGTCCCGGCTGTTGTTTGATTCCGATCTTCTGCAAATAGTTTGCAACCATTTTGTCCACTACACCGGCTGGCCCAGTCGCCTCCGATTTCGTGACCAATTCTTGAGTGGCGTTGATGGTGAGCAATCGTGTGCGCTCTTGGTCATTCCAAGTCACACATGCGAGGGCAGCGGCGATTACCCGATCGTCCTTACTTCGATCCGGTGCAGCCGGTGCTGCTCCCCCTTCGCGCACGATGGACTTCATCTCATCGAGCAGGCCACGCGACTTCACAATGACCATCCCGCGTTCGTAGTAGTCACGAAAGGTGTTCATCATCCGCTCTTTGAAGTCGTGCCCCATGAGGGTATGCACCCCCATCGCGCTGCCGGTGATGCCGTCCAAGCGCCGGTATAGGTACTGGCGGATGTTCTTCGAGACCTGCATCAGCGTGGTGGCGTCTCGCTGCTGCGTGGGGTTGGCGCTCGAGGCGGCGAAAGCTCGACGCATATTCTGCAATTCAGCAAGGACCGATTGACCTGGCCCGTTGATTTCCAGATTGACACGACAAGGCTCATACGCTCCCGCCAGGTAAGCAAGCACCCACGCGAAAGAGTACGTTGCCATGTCGGCGTCGACGAATTCGGCGACCTGGACGATGCCGTCAGCATAGCAACGCCAGACGGAGAGACAGAACCTGTCAGCCCATTCGGAAGAACCATAGGCTGGGTCAGCTCCCATGACATAGATTCCCTTGGGCTTGGGCTCCTCCCAAACTCGAAGGGTCGCCAGTTTTTCCGGGACCGCGAGCAGGACTGTGTCTGAGAAGTTCTGGCCGATTTGTACGCGGAAAAGTCGAGGACGGTCATACGTTCGTTCCTTCTTGTAACCATCGCTGATTGAATTCGCCGTGAAGAATTGCGAGCCGGTCGCGATGAAAGCATGATTCTCGGTCGGCGGGAATTCCTGCATCATAGTCTGCTCATCGCCGATGTCCTCGGACACCTTCCAGCGCCACCACGCCATTTGCGTGTCGTCAATCTCGACGCCATAGAGCGACTTCACCTCGCGTATCCACTCGCGCTCCTCGGAGGATGGCCGGCCGCGATGCCCCCAGTACGCCTTCCACAAGTCCGAGTGTCGCGGCGCGCGGTAGAATTCATTCGCCCAAAATGAGACGAATATGGCTTTTTGCGTGACCGCGCGTTTCGACTCCTCCCACATATCGTAAAAGTGATTGAAGCCTCGAGCGGTCGATTCCCAGTGATAGAACCGATTCGGGTTCGTCTCGGCGAGCGATGCTTTCAGGGACTTCAACCCTTCCGGATCGCCCCACGATGACACCTCGGTCGCATGCAGGAACGGGATCGCGGCCGAGCGGCCGAGTCCGCCGCCGCCGGTTTTGCGCTGGCCCGCGACGCGAAACATGAGCCGCGACTTATTCGCGAAAATCATCGCGTTGCGGTTATTGACTAGGCGTCGTTGCTTATAGGCTTCCGGCAGGCCGTCGTAATACATATCGAGTGTGACCCGGAACTGGTCTCTTGCAGGCTCATCGTGCGTAACCAGCATTCCTGACATGGCTCGATATTTGAAGATCCAGTACAAGTCGAACGCCAGCGAGATAGTAGAGATGCCAATTTGTCGACACTTAAGCGTGACGAAATTTCGCACTCCATCTTCCATTCCCTTTGCGATTTGATCGATGACATACGTCTGCGTCCCCATGAGCGCCTTGCCCAAATAAATTTCGCCGCGCTCCTTCGTGTCGATCTTGAGCGCGTTGCAGAATTTATAGAACCCGCGAAGGTCGAAGCCGGTCACCGCTTTTTCTTACCGGCCATCCACAGCAAAAAAGACGCGACGATAAACACGCCGCACATGATCCATGCAAACGGCCAGTCCCAGTGATTCACGACGACGATGGTGGAATTCGCGGGAATCTCGATTTCCTTGGTGCGCGGCGGGTCCGGGATCACATCCTGCGACGGATCGACGCGGCTCATTGCAGTGCCGGACTTCCCGGCGCGTGCTGAATGCGGGTGACGCAGCGCGCCAGTCGCTCCATCTCGTGAATGGTGATGTCGATTTGCTTCCGCGTCTCGGTCAATGCCTTGGTGATGTCCTCATCGGACACCTCAAGCGAATCGGCATAGACGCCCACGACGACGCCGCGCTTCAGCACCGCATCGAGGTACTGCACCGTGCGAATGAGCGGCGCGACATCGAGCTGGTCGCGCGGCCCATCGCGCTCACTACGGCGCACGGGCGGCCGGAGATCCGGGAGTCGCCGTCGTGCCGCCCGCAGCGGGGTCCGTCACGTCGGGCTTCGATTGGATGAAGGACTGCGGACCCGGACCTGGGTGGATCGACGGGTCGCCCACGTTCTTGGGATCCCCTACCTGCGACGGCGGTGCGCTCGGCGCGCTCTGGGCCGGTGCGTTACTCGGCTCCGTTGCGGGGTCATCATGTTTCGGGACTCCACTGGCGACGAGGTGATTCTTAAGGGCGGTCGCTTGCCAGTGCCAATCGTGGATATCGGCGCGCACGTCGCCGTACCAGCGGATGTACAGGGCCTTGAGCTTGCCCATGAACGTGTGCACGTCGGATTTGAGCGCCAGCTCTGCGGCCTCGAAACGCGCCGCGCCCGTGGTCAGTTCTTTGTGAATAGAATCATTCGTGCCCATCACTGGTCCCCCGCTTCCATGTCCGAATACTGCTTGTCTTTGACCGTGTCGAATACGCTGCGCGTGGTGCGCTTCGGGGGTGGCTCGGCATCGCTCCGCCGGCTCTCGCCTTTCGAGCGCTCGTCATACGCCTTGAGCGCTGCCTTACGATCGGCGTCGCTCGCGGGTTTGGCAACATTGCGCTTGGCCGTGGTCTGTCCCGGCGCTTGGGTGCCCAACGGCGTGCCGTATTCGGGCATCAGCCGGCCCGTCCGCGCGGGATTGAACCCTGCGACGCGCCGCGTCCCGGTACATTGCTGCGCCGCGCCTCGCCCTGCGCCCGCTGATTGACCGCCGCCCGCTGCGCGCGGATCGCCGCGGGCTTGGTCGCCGGCTGTCCGGCCGCTCGAGCGACATTCGATTGGCCTGGCGGCATCACGCCCATCATGTGGCCCACGGTCAGCGGCATCTCACTTCTCCTTCGATTCGGCCTGAATGTACACGGCCTTGGTGCCGGCCGCCAGTTTGAATCCGTAGATGCGCTCGCCGGACGGCCCGCACGCAGCGCAGTATTCGCTGTCGTGCACATTGTGGACGCAGAATTCGGGAACGCGGATCATCCGCATGGCCGGCGGCGGCGCACTCGCGGCCTTTTGACCGACGATGCCGGCGGCGGCTTGCAGCGCCAGGTTCGAGAGGTCGGCGGTCGCGAGAGCCGGGGTCGAGCACAGCCCGCGAAGGTAGTAACCGAATTCCAGCGGATTCACGGCGTCTCGCTCGACGGTAGGGTGAGGGCGGCTTCTAGTGAATCAATGGCGTTGCGCACGTCGTCGTACTCAACGATGTTGCTGCTGATGATACAGGATCGCGATCACCAGTTTGTCATCCATCATGCCCCCTTGAATTATGAATCACCCAGTATCGAAAACTTCAAACACATGCCGCCACTGGCCGGCTCCGTCGACCGCGGACCCCAAGTACTCCATGATGTGGTCCTCCTCGAAGCGCTCGCCGTCGATGTACATCGCGAAGTGGCGCTCCTCGGTCTCGCCGGGCATGGTGGGCACCTGCGCCCACAGCGCCATGTCGACGCCGACCATCGCCACTTTAAGCAAGTCCGCGCCCACCGGCAGCTCAAGTATCGGCGCAAGGATATAGCGCTGCACCTTATTCACGGCTTCTTACTCCGCACGCAATCGGCGCAATCGCCAAATAGCTTCAACTCCGCGCTCGGTACGCGCACCCACTTGTGCGCCACGACGATCCGCCCGCACCGGGTGACATCGCCGTCGAGTCCGCGCGGGCTCACGTGTTTCACATCGCCTCGCGCCGAGCGCACCCACACGAATCGATTGACTCTCGCCATGCACACCTCGGTAAATGAAGATCAACCGTGCCGGGGTTTCGCATTCAAGAGAGGTGGGAGTGCACCATCCCCGGCAACGGCTGATGTTGCCATCATCAACCTATTGCAGCATCGATGTCAAACGATTCATCGCGCCCCCTTGCGCAAATTGCAGATGGGCGCGAGCAATTGCAAATTCTGAGGGTGATTCGACCCCCCATTCGCGAGCGCGACAATGTGATCGATGTGATACCCATTCACCAAAGATCGTCCGCATCCGCAAGCGCAGAGCCCGCGCTGCTTCTTGTAGAGCTTGCCGATGTCGCTCGCTCTAAAGCGGCCTTGAGCCCCGCCGCGTCGTCCTCTTGCTGCATGCGCCCTGGCCCTCTCGCCGGGTGCCCGGCAGTCTCGACAGAGGGCGGTGTAGCGCTGGATGCGGATTCCCGCGCCTTTATCTGCGCCAGCTCCGCGCGCAAGTCCTCCGCAGATCGCACCGGATTCATCGGCCGCTTCATCGCATCCAAGGCCGCGTCGCTCACTTTGTCCAGCCGGGGATCGGGCTCCGTCGACGCGAGCAGGCTCGGCTTGAATAACGCTCGCTCGTGATCGCGCCACTGCTGCGCCGTCCAACCCATCTCGGCCGCCGACTCTATCTCGTACTCCGAGAATGGCTCCTCGGGTATAGGTTCCGGCCTTGCCGAATGCGCCCAAGCCTTTGACTCGGCCACAGCCATGGCATTGGCGCGACGGGCCGCCTCCGAGAGCGGTGCCGCCTGGCTCGTCATCGCTTGTCCGCTTTCCCATCGATTCAGCATAGCGGCCAACAGTTCTGGATACGACAAATTCTCCTGCTCCCTGAGTCGTTCTAGCCGACCCTTCAACCCCTCCGAAATACGCACGTTGAACTGCGCCTGACCCGCTAGATTTGGCATGTAACCCCCTCAATTAGTCCTAGCACGACTTCGTTCTAGCACGACGTCGTTCTAGGAACAATAGACGTGCTAGCAATTTTTTATGGGGGCGGAGACGTTGGGAAGGCCCGCGCTCGCACCTGAACGCCCAATCGACCTGGCGCTCAAGCGGCCAACCGCCGCCGCGCAGCTCCGCCTGGCGTCATCCTAGGACGCAAATCGACCTACCAGCCGCCTAAAACGCCGATTTCCCCGAATTATGCCCGTCCTAGGACGAACCCATCGCCATTTAACATAAGGCTCATTATGCGAAGTACGCTGCTCGGTGCCGGCAACATGGGAAAGGAGGTGTAAGG